ATCGCCTGAATCTCATTTATGATAAGCCGCATTACAACAAGTGCATCACGTACCTCCAGCCTTGAGAATTGTCCACGCCCATTAGGATATATGCCAGCGCCCTTACCGGCAATCATGCTGTCAATAAACTCACCAAAAGAAGCTCCTCCCAAAAACCTTTGCCAAAATGGATTCTCATCTGTCTGATCTTTCCGATGAAACTTTTCTTCTGTACTTTCTTTAAGGAATTTTGTAGTAGGAATAATAGAATCACTTGCAGGAAAATCATTTTCACTATCGGAACTTTTCTGCACATCATCTATCATAATTTTCCTGGCACCAATGTACAGCTTATGTATCACGGCAGAGGTAATGTCTTTCAGCACCTCAATCACGTCCGTCACTTTATTCAGACGAAACATTTTAGACCATTCTCCAAGTTGGTCTTCCTGACGATTCTTATCTGTATTCAAACTTCCTGTTTCGAACGTTGTTTCCCACATTCGCGGAATACTTTCACCATTTGAATTAACAGATGAAGATATTGTTCCTAAATATACATTATAAACTTCACGACTTTCTCCTGTGTCATTTGTAATGGTTTCAGTAAGCTCGAGTATATCGTATGAATAAACGATAAGCGCAGTATTTCCTTTCTTTTCAAGCTGCGCATAGACATAAGCACGATCTGTACGATCGAAAAAGTTATTATAAGCCTGTAGATTCCACTTCTGATAATTGAGTGACGAATCGTAGGCTATTACATCCTGTTTATAGGCTATTATAACGGAACCTGCAAGAAGGGAAACTTGCAGGTATTGAGGATTGTCCATCGCATTAAGCTCGATGCTTAATGCGTCTGGTGACATCCAATATTCGGAAGTGGATAGTGTGTTTGGTGTGACTGCCATGTATTAATAGCTTTTATTTATTGCAAACTTAATGATACAATACAGCTAAGAAGTGACGAAAATCATAGGAGGTTAAGGAATCCTCCGGAGAAATCGGGCCGCATGGTAAATGCAATTGAAATAAGAGATTCTTCCGTACGATCATAAATATCCACTTCCTCTTCCGGCTCGATAGTACAAGGAAACCATTTCCCTTCGATACGTACCCAAGATGCAGGACAACATAAAAACTCATTACACCACCAGTCCGCCCATTCTCTATTTACCGGACCTGTAGACATTTTGTAAATCTGACCAGAACTATAACGGCTCATACTTCGAGTGGATTTGGGCTTAAACTGACGGAAAATACTCAATAAATTGCGCTCATTCTTAAATTCGTATTGAAGCGACTCAAGAGAAAGGCAAGATGCTGTTTCTATGACTCCTAAACCATTGATAAACTGGAAAAGCCAACGATTAGGATTTTGCTCAACATAAACCTTGCGGTTATGAATGGTTCTGATTCCTTTTTCCTGAAGTTCGAACTTTTCGACCGTAGGGCCACTCTGCAACTGTGTGGCAAAAGTGATAGGCTCTGAAGGAGGAGCAGAGGAGAGGTAAATATCGCCCAAATTGCATACTTCTCCGGATTCGGGCTTCCTGGAAAATTTAGTTAAATTCTTAGATTTGTTGGAAAGATAACGCTCTACTTCTGTAAAAGACCCTGCAAGAGCAAAAAGATAGGAACCGTAATCTATTACTCCCTGCTTTCCAATAAATATGCCGTCGGACATCAACTCATCGTATGCCTGCAAGGTATATTTAATGTATGGCATATCGGTAGAAGATTCCAATGCGTCATATTGATGTTCTTTTAATTTGCTACGAAGTGCACTGGAAATATCAAAATTTATAATTTCTCCATCGGACGCCGGCCATCCTAATACAAAATCTTCATAATCAAGATTTTCGTTAAGAGCAGCCTTAACAACCAGCTTTACACTATGAAATGTAGCTCGACTCCCTACAGATTCGGCTGTTACTGCCACGTTAATCGGGCTTCCGCAAAGCGGACTTCCGAAAGTGATCTCTATTTTCTGTGCCATAAACAAATAATTTTAAATTTGATAAATCTCTGCGGTTACAACGCCTAGTCCTTCTTCTGCCGAAATGGTATATGAAAGCTTGTTTATATACCCGCCAATATTGTAACGTTTTCCCCACTGGATATTAGCCAGTTCGGCCACTTCACAACGGAATTTTACCTGTAACTTCTTTCTGTGAAGAAGGAAATGAGCATATTCGCTCATAAACGTATCGTAAAGTCCGCGTGTACGTACTTTTGTTTCGATATTTCCTTCGTCATCACGCTGATCTTCGTTACATAAGATTTTCCCATCTTTTTCGATGTACGAACGAATCTTGAGCGAGTAACGTTCGTCATCGCCAACACCAGTCTGTGAGCCGTTATAGTCGTACTGAGATCCCCAGTTATCCATGCTATCACTACTAATGGTGTATTTGCCGGCAACAGTACGCCACTTGCTGTTACCATGTCCGTCGTAATTCCAGTCGTAGGTCTGAATGGTAGCATCGGAACCTCCGCCGCGCATGACTCCGATAGCCAATCCCCAGTCTATTGTCTGTAATGGTGAATTGCCATCTTCGGAAGATGTTACATCATAGGCTTCGTCGGTTGTAAGATTTTCATTCAAGTAAAAATCTGCATGATCGGAACCTATTGCGTTCTGTATAGTCATAGGAATATTTTCGTGCCACATATCTTCATCGACATACATGGCAAGAATCTGTTCGCGGTCGGTAGCATTGACATTACTTACCTGAATAGTCTTATATTCATCAGGAATAGAAGGATTATCGGAATAAAGTGTAGATGTTTTTGATGAACCAATCTGCTTTTCTTTTTTGCCATTTACATCGTTGGGTATAATAGGTTCAAAATCACTAATCAATTCTATAATGTAATCTTCATTTTCTGCACTGCAATCTCCGATTTCGACACCAGTAAATCCGCCTACCTCAAAAATAGCAGGTTTTAATTCGGATACATTCTCTGCATCGGCGTTTACCTTTATGCGGTATCTGTTTCCTGTATTCAAGTCAACATAACAGGTCTTGTCTGAACTACTCTGCTTCTTTATAATAGCCAGATAATCGAGAGAAGTGTTTACCTGAGAATAATCTACATAATCATAATTTGTATCGTAATCTGTAGACCCGCTTGTGATATTGTATTTTTTTTCGTCGTTATCACTTTCAGCAGAATAACGCATACGCACTCCGGTTATTTTCTCATTCAGCTTTACAGGATTATCAATAATTTCACATTTCAAAACAACTGGTTCGGATGTATCGCGGAAAAGATCTCGTATAAAAACGGCTTTAACAGATGCCTTGTCATAATCTACCAAAAAACGAATGCCAAAAGAAGCCCAAAGCGAATCTACAACAGTAGATACGCTATCATCAGGAAAATTACGGGAATTAGCATACATGTTCATTATGTTTGCCTTTACTGAAATATTGGGATCTTGTATTGTAAAACCGGCTTCATTAAGCTTTCCAAGACCATTAGGAAGTTCATCACCTATATTATATGTTTTCCCATTGATAGTTACACTTTCTAATTTTTTTGTTTGCTCGTAAGACGTAGAAATACTACCTTTAGTATTACGACTCGAAAGCCAATTGTTAATTGATGCTATATCTTGAAAATCATAATCGGATTTATCCGGATATTTTCTTTCAACATCATATTTGCAGTGGGTAGTAAAGAAGCACAAACGTTTCATATCGCCCACTGACAACAGGTCTTTATTATCGTAAATCAATCCTAACGCATCGAACAAACAATCAAGAAAGTATAATACATAAAAACATATACCGCTCTGCATACGATCTGCTTCAAGTATATAATACGGATCGTAAGTATCGGATGTACTAACAGTATCGCCCGAAGTTCCGTCCATATTCTTTTTATAATGAGTATAACAAACACGCGCATTGCAATACTGAGAATATGGATATTCATCGCTGACATTGATAAAACTTTTTGTAACAACAGGCTTGCCATCTTTTTTATTGGCAATCTCGCCAGAACTTGTCTGACATATTCCCGGAAATGAAAATCCCAAAGCCTGAAGTTCTATTTTATTGGATGTATATTCGGGACGACCTTCTCCGGATATTTCAGCAGAACTCCATGACAGGAAACCGTCTTTACCTCCTGATTTCTGATAATAAGTATAACGAAATTCGCATTCTACCTGTACATTACCAATCATTTCGCCTATCTGAATACGGTCTTTTACCGGTATGTCCTGACAATTCTTATCGCCGATCATATCAGTAAGTGTCTTTATGGCTGAAACCATTGAAATACTTATCTGATCGGATATCTCTGTATCTTCGGATGTCTGTAGTTTTCCGCTTCTAAAAGGCATTCCATTTATTCTTAACCTCATAGAAGCATTTTCAAGTTCTACCAGACGCTTGTCGCTCTGTACATCATCTACATTTTTGAATACTTCACGATTATCATCTATAGATACAGGTACTTCGTAAGAAAAAGATTCATTGTCATTAAAATATGGATTTACATCTTCCATATCAATACTGAAATCTGAAGGAAGATTTAATTCTTTTCCGTTTATCTCCACGCTTAACTTACTTTCCATATCATACAAGTTTTACGTATTTACTATTACCTGAAAGTTGAATACTTCTATTTACCGGTGCGGTAATTATGCTATTGCCTGCACCTACAATCCGTTTCCATCTTAATGCTTTTATTTTACTTGTACTACCGGCAAAAACAGTAACCGGACCATCTACCGTCACACTGTTATTTCCATTTGCTGTTATCTTGGAAAAACCATAAGCCTCGCAAGAAGCATTATCGTTCAATATCGCTGTGGTATTTTCAGTTAGTATTCCTTTTGAATTATCGTAAGCATACACATGTACATGACCTGAAGCTTTATACTGTGAAGTTCCAATAGCGTAAACATCTGCATTACCTGTTACTTGGACTTCTGAAGAATCGGAAAGGAAAACAAGTCCTTTATCTGCATTTTCATTATAAAAGAAAGACAAAGAATTAAGTTCTTTCTTACATAAAGGATAATATCTGGCAATGAAAGAAGATACCCATTCTTTATTTTCAAATATCATAGAAGACCAATACTTTTTCATTATAGAAAACATGGTATTTATATTATTAGCTTCCAACAACAGCTTATATGCCTTGGCGCATACTTTCTTGCCTTTTATGAAAGCAAGTATTTCTGCCTTTAGATTTTCAAATTCCTGCTGAATCATATTTTCTACCCTTTTCTCCTTTCCATACGTTCATGTTCTTCCATCATATCATTAAGATGTTCAAGCATTACTGTATATGTTTCATTATTAATCTGTTCTTCACTTATACCACCGAGATACTTTTCCAAGTTTGTCATTACACGCGTGTAAACCTCAAAGGGATTTACCTGCTGCTGTTTCTTTGGATTCCCTTTCTTGAAAACTTTCGGGAATTTCCTTTGCAGATATGACATCATGCCGATAAACCAGAAGAGTACCACCTGCATTTGCAGGTCTGTAAACCGGTCGAAGAAATCTTTGATCTTCGCTTCCTGTCCGGGTATGTAGGGATTGTCCTTTTCCAGAAGTCCGGCAGCATTGCGTACCTCCACTTCCTCGCAAAACAGGGAAGCAAGGAGGAGGTTGCGGGCTTCGCGGACTCTTTTCTGTATCTCGGCCAACTTTCGCGGCTCACAGTCCTTTCTTGATGCGTATCTCACCAATGAGTTGGATTCTGCCAGGTAGTAGTCGTAATAATCGGACGAAATGCGGTACTGCCTCCAGTTGAAGTTCTGCATCAGTCTTGACGGCCCACGGAATATCCTGCCCTTGCTTTTGAAAACCGGATATGGAAAGATTGTGCGGTTTGATGTATTGTCCAGCCATTTCAAACCTTCTTCAATCCACTGGTTTACCTGCCAGATATAGACCTTGAAAGGTGTGGTGTATCTTTTGCCCGTAAGCTTCATGCAGATACGTTTCATCCGGCTTCCGCTTTCATTTTTCTTTACAGCTATGAAGTATCTCTCTTCGGGCGGAAGGCTGTCTGTTACCGATTCTATTATCTCCAGTCCGGTCAGGCGAAGAAAGATATCCATCTTCACCTTCTTCGGGTTGTACGCACCGCTTTTCCCACCGTCCGCAATCTCACGCATAATGCAATCTGCCACGACTTCCATCTGTGGCGTGGTCAGCGCGTCCCAGTGGCGTGGCAGGTGCAAATCAATTCTTAGAGTATCGGACTTTTTCATCGTTAGAGTTTAGTGTCGATTGACGGAGTAACGAAAAGCTTGTTTCCAGGACGATTGTTTTCCCATTTCGGAGTGTCGCTTGTGGTTTCCTCTACGGGTGCCACATACAGCGGAGAGTCTATACCTATATTATCACTGAAATCGGCATAGTGCTGCTGGATAAATCCAATGGCATTCTGGCGCATCCTTATCGCATCCTCTGTAGCTTCGATACGGTTGAACATCTTTGATCGTGATTCAACCGCAAAGGCTGTCCACCAGCATATCTTTTCCACCAGGATTCTTCCCTGCTCATTCAGCTTACCTTCCTTCTGTGCCTTTATAAGATAGCTTACGAAGCTGCTGCCTATCTCCCCTTCAATCAGTACGGACTGGATATACCGCAACTGTGGAATGAGAGAAACAAACTTCTCGCGGCTTTCGTAAATGTCAAGATACTGCTGCATCTGTGTTGACGTGCTGATAAAGAGAGAAGAGTCCTGATAATAGTATTTGCTTTTCTTCCACAAGCGTACTATCTGCTGCATTTCGGTTTCTTCCTCTTCCGGTTCATCAGGTAAAGATCCCACTTCCTGCGCCCATGTTTCGAGCAATACCAGCATACGGTCAACGGCACGATGCGATTCTGTATTACAGCGCGACTTGAACTTTTCTATCAGTTTCTCCCCTGCCGATTCGTAATTGTCGCTCGATGCGATATTCATTCCTGCTTCATTGAGCGATATCACATTAAGATCGGCACTACGATAAAGGGCATCGAACACCACTACAGGCTGTGCAGCACGTATCAGCTTGTGCCATTCCGTCCAGTACTTCGAGTTTTCCGGAAAAAGTTCTTCAGGAAGAATTTCGTTATATTTCTCGCATACGGCATCATAAAGCTCCGCCCCCAGCTTATCAGCCAAGAAATCGCGCTCGCTGCTGTCTATAAAACCTTTCAGGCCCTGAATATCATCGAGTCTGTGGTTTGGCAGATACAACCTTACTTCTTCAATAGTATTAATTATCATAAACGTTCTGTTTTAAGTGATTATGCAGATTGAGATTCCGTAAGTCCCGTTGCGCTGCGGTCGAGCGTTGTAAGGGAATTTTCCTGTATGCGCCATACCAGGTGTTTGTCCCATTCGTTGAATCGTGATACCACGTCGAACACGGAAAGAACTATCTGCTGTGTAGGCTTCATGTTAAGCTGTTTGAGCAGATACAATTCTCTTTGGTATGTTCCTCCCGATGAAGAAGAAGAACCCGGTACCGAACCAATCAAAGCAGGATTGATCTGCATACTGAAGAAGATGATACTGCTTATCTCCTGCAATTCGGTTTTCTGTGCATCAGCTTCGGACTTGCTTGTGGCAGGAATATCGACGATACGGAATGCGTCATGCTCTTTTCCGTCCGAGCCGGTAAATGAGAATGAAAGCAGAGTGGAACCGTTCTGACTGCGGTCTTTAAGGAAAGTGTTAACACTGTTCCACAACTGATTTCTTATCTCAGCACGTTTCGTTTCATCATTGATATTCATTTGGTGATAAAGCTGTCCGAGATATTCAGTATGTACATAAACCACCTTGCCCCACATATTCGAGTTTTCCTTCGCCTGTACGCGGTCGGAAATGATATTTGCCGCATACTGATATATCGAACCGCCGAAGATACTCCACCATGCAGGTTGCGGGTAATACGGACGGCCTGCAGCCGGATAATATGAAGGAAGAATAAAGCGTGTAGGCTTGTTTTCCGTTACCGGCCTGCCGTTACGTTTCTTGCCGAAATATGCGTTCAGCCTTGAATCGCGTATCTTTTCACGAAGCGATGCCAAAGGTCGTACAGGATCGAGAGCCGGAACAGCCTTTATATCGAACTGGTCATTCACGTCTTTTACGGCCGTATCATAGAAGCGGTTGGAAACATACACGTAGTTGATTTTATTGTTATCGTCCATTCTTTCCAGACGGCAAATCACGGAGTCATAAAAACAGATGCTCGTAACCTTCGGTTTCCATGTTGCGCCGTTTTCTCCGTTTTTACCCTGAGAAAGGCGTATTTCAGGATAACAGATATCAAACAGCGTCATGCTTGTGAAGAGGTTCATGCAGACATTCTGTAAAGAAGATTCTTCTATGAACGCCTTTATTTCTTCAGAAGTTTTTTCCCATATCTCGTAATCCTTGTTCAGGCGGTCTATTTCCTCTATCAGAGTTTCTTCCACCTTCTTATAATGCTCCAGCTCTTTGTTTGATACCGTTTCGTAATCGGACATCTGACGTTTCAGGGTAATGCCTCTCTCCTTACATGATGCGTAGAAGTCCAGAAGTTCCTTCTGCTTGGCGTAAATCTTCGATTTGATAAGCTCGCCTGCATCATTGTAATCTACTTCTTTCGGTGTCAGTGTGTCGTTTACCGTAATTGTGTAACGGTACTTTGCGCGTGGGCCCAGTCCGGCTGCCACATCGGTATTGAAGCGGTTGCCTGTGGCTGTGTAGGGAAGCAGAGAGGAAAGGAGAGCTACACGGTTGGGCAGATTGTTGTACGGTCCCCACGACATATAGCCTAAGTTCTCAGTACCTATGCCGGACACGCCTATCTCTACTGACGAAGAAGAGAACACCTGCCCCGGAACAATCTCACCGTTCACGTCTTTTGTAGGCTCAAGGAAAGTGTTTACAGTATCACTCCACTGCGGAGCGTTGCTTTTTTTGCCTAAACTTTCGTTCATAGGCATGGCTACATACCCCTCACTGATAAGCTTGCTCACTTCCTCGTGAAATTTCTCCACAGCCGGGGTACTGCCTCTGTATGTGCTTGTGTTGTTTTTTTTCATTTCCACTATAGCGTTTTAAATTTCACTCCGTCAATTTCCACTACCAGGTAATCCCTTACCACACGGATTTCTCCGCTTTCAATGTATCTTATCTTGCGTTGCTTGCGGAAAGTATCAACGGAGATACATTCCACCGTACCTTCTTCCACTACTCCGTCCCTTGTTATGTATTTGATGTAAAACGGAACACGCTTTATGTCGGTCGCATCCGCCGGAGGATTGAACCCTTTTTTCCGAATACCGTTCCTGTCGGTATATTCAAAGTTTTCGGCATACATCCTTATCAGATTGTAGCTGAGTTTTTCTACGTTCTTAGGCATGTTTTCTAATGTTTTTCTTTATAGCAAAAATAGATATACGCACACACGGGATAGTGACATTTACAGATTGCCGATAACAGGCATACAGATACCTGCCATCTGATAGCGGAAGTATTTCACGCCGATAAAAAGGGAGTCGAAGGCGTCCGTTCCGTCTGTTCGCAATTCCAGAGGATCAACTTCTGTTTCAACGTATTTTTCTTTCGATTTGTCTTTCTCGAAACCATTGCTTCCTACCCTCACACCGGTGTTCTCCATTGCCACGATAAGAGCCTCATTGTTTTCCCTGTTTATGCGGATGAAAGGATAAGTCACACCTGCCAGAGCCTCGTTTATATCCTTATGCTTGAAGCGGTGCTCCATCGGGCGGCCCATGTCTATGGCTATCACATTCCAGCCCGCTTTTCTCAGTTTCTCTATAACCAGATCCTTAAAGTCCTGCTGGTTTGCCATCGCATATCCCTTGTGCTTTGCGGTCGAGTCGTAGTAGTAATACACATCGCGGCATGAAGCCTTGTGCGGAGCGTAATACTTGTTCCAGTCATCAAGCAGCTCACCAAGTTTTCTTTCGTTCTTCACGAACATGGACGAAAGTACCATAAGCGCCTCACGGTTTACCACCGGATCATGGCGCACCTGTCCCGTTGCCACCCAGTTGATATTTGCGTTATAGTCGAATGCTATATGAAGCGGAAGATGCGGTACTACGTCGCCGTCCAGCGTACAGTTCTTCACACGTTGCAGTTCGTCGAAGTCCGGCGTTTCATAGTCAGTGTTTATGGTCTGCCCTCCTATCTCGCGACTTGCTATCTTCAGACGTACACTTTTCTCCACAGCCGGACAGTCTTCAGGAACATATCCATGCAGATTGTCAATATCCAGTTTGGAGTAAAATCCGTCGCTGCTGTGCTGTTTCTTCATATTCAGAATTGAGATAGCATACACAACCGGCGGAAGGTCACGCTTCATCTTGGCGATATAGTCAGGTCCTAATAGGTCTATATTATCGAGCGTGCTGCCTCGATAAAAGGCGAAAGTATTGCAGCGTAGCTTACGGATATGCTCCTTATAGGACTTCATGCCCTTAATGGCCTTTATTTCCAGAAGATCGAACTTTGTAATCAGGTATTCGTATGAGTAAAGCAGGCGCGCGTCGTCGGCAGAAATAACCTTGTAGTTCACCAGCATATCCACATTCTGTTTCGTTACTCCGGGAGCAGGAAGTATCTTGAAAGGACCTGTACGCGAGAAACACGATTCAGCTATGGCTTTTATTTCCTTAATCTTGTTTTCGTCGGACACAAGAATTTCCCTGCCGTTTTTCTTTGCGTTATACATAAGGTTATTATAACGTATCACCTTCTCCGCAAATCCGTCAAGCTCCGCCTGAAGCTGGCGCGAAGTCTTTCCCTTGAAAGGTCCCGATTCAAGCGTCTGGTCGCATTTCTCCTCTTCCTTTTCCATCCAGTTCTCACGCTGTGAGAGTCCGGCATCACTCACTATAAGAGTGCCTTTATAGAACGGATTGTATTCTGTAAATCCTTCATGGCCAAGCGGATGCGTAATACCTGACAACGTGGGCTGGACTTCGGCGTCATACTTCTCCTTCTTTATAAATCTCGCTTCATCGACGATTATGAAGTTCACTGTCATAGAGTTGGCAGACCCCCTTGTTTCGAGAGACACAAGATGCCACACGAAGCCATTATAAAACGTAATTACATGGCTCCAGTCCTTCGGCTTGATGATAGGACGCGGCACACCCAGTTTCTCAGGCGGTCTGCCCCACCAGAAATGCACGCCTTCACGAAGTCCCCAGAAACGTTCGATGGCGGCGATTGTGGCAGGAACGGTACGTGTAAAAAGCTGTTTCCGACTATTTCCGGCCCAGATACCGGCACCCTGCGGCATGGAGTCTACCACACGCTTCACCTGCGGACCTATTATACCGTCGGTCTTCCCGAAACGTCGGGCACAAACCGCACGTATATCCCTTGCCCCGGCATAATAGATACGCTGCTGCAGGTGATTCATATATACATTGCGTACTTCCATGCCTAATCCTCCTCACTCATTACAAAGAAATCTTCATCTTCAAGTGTTTCCATCGGAGCTGTCTCATACTCGCCGTTGCTCTTCTGGATAAGATCTTCCACTTCCTGAATGTTTCCGCCAAAGCGTTTCGCGAGTTTCTTCTTTTCTTCGATTGAGAAATTCTGACGGTCGGCCTTGATAATGCTCACGTCGCCGGAGATATTGATATCCGACTGCGCTGTCTTGTCGAATTCCTGCTCCTTCTCGTCGAAATCCTTGTACAGACGCATTTTCAGTTCGGCACCCTTCGCTACGGAATTGGCATTGCCCATCTTCATGCCCTCACGCACAAGCCAGTCGCTCGCGTCCTCCACCTTTGCCCTTTCAATGGCCGGAGTAGGATTCTCCAGCATATTCACGATGTAGTTCAATGCCTGGACATCGGAAGAAAGGGAACAGAAATCCCTTTTCTTTCCCGGTGCGATACCACAGGCGCGACACATTTCAGCCGCTTCCTCGTCCGTTTCGGCCTTCTGCAGGTATGTGTCATACAGACGGTGAGCGATGTTCCGGCACAGAGTGACCGGCTTCACCTGACGGTTGCGCACAAACACCTGATAAGCTTCATACACGATAAGGGTGCGCATCTTCTGTTGCGCCGTCATTGCCGCATCCTTCAGGGGGAGACCGTTAAGAACAAACTTACCCAATGTCTCCAGGTATTTTTCGCTTACAGGTCTTCCCATAGTTATACGGTTTTATGGTTCAGGAATGTTTCGGTCAGTGCCCCGCTGCCCTTAATCACGCTGTTCATTCTCAGTAGCGGACGGAATGCGTCGGTAGCGGAATATATAATGTCGGGGTCGTCGCCGTACATGGCCGAATACAGGCAGATAGAGAAACTTTTATCCAAAAGCATAGGTCCGTTAACCGCAACACATTTAAGTCCGTTGAACAAGCCTAAAAATCCCTCGTACAGACCTTTGTTTACTGAATAAGAAACCTTCTCCAAATGTCCTGCCAGACTTTCCCTTACAAGCTCTTCCTGTCCTTCGCGTGTAACGAGCAACAATTCCTTGCACCAGTCCCTCGAAAGATAGGTTGACACGGTGCGCAAAAGATTCACGTCCACCTCCGGCATGGCCAGAATGAGAAGACCTTTGTCTGCAAGGCATGTAACAGCTTTGAGCAAATCCGTAACCGTCCAGTCGCCACCCGACTGAAAGCACACCGCATTTCGTGTTCTGCCTGACTTATCCCTGAAAGTGTTTTCCTTCAGTAGTTTCGGCAAATCCTTATCTATACAACATGGTTCCAGATACATGGCTTACTTCTTTTTAGCGGTTTTCGATGCAGTTTTCTGTGTGCTCTCTGTTGTGGCTGCTTTAGCGTCTGTAGTCTTCAATGCGGCAAACAAGTCAGGACGGTTGGCTATCTCCTCCTCTATCTTCTTTTCCGCTATCTCTACAGCCTTTTCAAGTTCAACGATCTTGTCGTATTCCAGCTTACGACATTCTTCCAGATATTCCTTCATACGTTTCAATCTGTCAGAAGTCAAAGCCTGGTCATCACGGAGAATATAAGTCCTTGCTGTATGGATTTTCTGTGCCCTTTCTGCCGCTGCCTTACTCTGAGTCTCTTTTTCAGCTTTCACCTGATCGTTGGTTTTCAGTGTAGCACCAAATTCCTTTCCACCCATTTTGTCGTAATAAGGCAGAAGTATTTCAAGCAAACCGGAGAATGCGCCGCCTTTCTTTTCCCATGCAGCCTTGAAACCGCCGAAATCATTGTCTTCTGAAAGACGGTAATATACTTCCGCAAGTTCCAAATCCACCTTATTATAGATGTTCTGGATTGCTTCCATAGCCTTTACTGTAGCCTCTGTATGCGGTTTGATGATTTCCGCTACCACATTGTTTTCCGCCAAAGCTTTTGCCTGTTCGCTTTCGGCTGTTGCTGTGGCACGAAGCAACTGTACCTTCTTCACTTCCTCCTGAAGTTCCGGTGTAAGCAACCACGACAATTCTTTCAGACTGAGGCGTTCAACGCCAGCCACCTGTGATGCAATCTGCTGTAGCGGGGTCATGGTAGGCTGTTGTGCAGGAGAAGCAGAGGGGGGCTGTGTTTCAGTTTGCGCTTCCGCTTTTGCGGCTTTGGCTTTTGACGGTCTGCCACGCTTCGGCTTTTTGTCTTCTTCCAGTGCCACAATGGTTTTGCCTTCGGCTGTTTTCATGCTGCGACCTTCGGAAATTTCCTTGCGTACTTTATCCATAAGGTACATAAACGACTTCACGCGACGGTTGAAGTCTCGCCAATAAAGAGCCTGTTTCACAAAGTCACGGCAGTAAGAGAAAGCCTGAAGCAACATAAGCCCGTCCTCGAAAGATTTAACTCTCGCTTCCGTCCAGGCATCACCGAACTGGCAAAGAAGAGGAAGTTTTTCTACAGTGAAATTTGAAAAATCTTTCAGGTACTTACCCTGTTCTTCTAATGTCATGTCTTTAAATAATTTGCTATCATTCATACGTTTACAACTTTTTTGAACATATTTTCCGATACAAAAATGCACATCACACACACTCGCACAGGGACAAAAAAACAGCCGGCATAACTGAATATGTCGGCTGTTACGTTCTATAAGAGTTTCGACCTATCTAACTTCGAGCGGTCTAATGTCAGATAGGAAATTAATCCTTCGCTCCTTCGAGCAAAGTTGAAATATTGTCAATTGTCACGTACTGGTTCATGTACTTAACTGGAGAAAGTGTAGCTGTGTAAACAGTTGTACGATCATCTTCCGGTGCTGAACCTGTATCAGATGCGATACCGTCAGTGTCGAAAGTTACCTTTCTGTTCGGGTCATATACAATTTGATATACGTCTCCATCAGGGATGATGAAGAAAATATCGAGATTGTTGAGCCCACGTCCCAATTTTGCTGCAATCTGGTTTACTACGTCTATGGTAAATGTAAGTGTCTGTTTGAAACCTTTTCTCTTACCAAGGCTGGAACCTTTCAGATTTACAGAATTTTCCTTACAGTCAATTTCGTAAAGTCCTTTGGTTGCTGCAAATGTAGGTGTAGTATAAGTTCCGTCTGTGGCTGTCATAGGAGCAGACAAATCAGACTTCAAACCTGCATATATTTTGGGAGACAGGCCGGCAAAGTTTTCAAGACACTGCTCGCCCTCTTTGAAGTGTACAAGTGTAGGACATTGTTCTGCCATATTATACTAATTTTCAGTGTTATACAATAAAATGATTAAGTCTTGCTTCAGGCAATGCCGGGAGATTAATCTCCCGGAGTAAACATTGCGATAGCATAGCCCGGACGGACTTCGGTTGTAACCTTCACTGTTTCGGTAGTATATTTCTTACCGTTGATGAGCCAGTGAGAGAATGTACCGGATGCGTTGGTAGCCTTCAATGTGAGTTCTGTGCCAACCTTGTACTCTTTGTTGTTTTCAGGAGAAGAACTGTTAACCTGAACAGTGCCGTCGCTATCATTGCTTGATACTACCACGAATGTTGATTTCAGGAAATCTCCTGCTATATCGCTCGGTTCAAGATTTCCGTTACTCATACAGAAGTTTGACGCGTTCACGTTGATAACACGTGTTCCCTGGATTGACTGAATCTGGAAGATGATGTCTGCCAAATCGCTGTCAGAGCCTTTCTGTACCATGATTGTGTTACGTGAATCTTTTGAATCGACACCGTATTCAAAGTTTTCAGGTGTAGTTGCGATAAGCAAGTCACCTTCACCGAAAGAAGATTCAGGACAGAATGTGATATTTCTCCATTCAGGGATTTTGAATGTCATATCATCATTATATCTTACACCGTCATTGTTTGACTTGCTGTTACCGTATGCTGCGGCAATAGCTGCTCCTGTTTCCTCTGTACAGTAAACCAATACTTCAGGAGCATTGCGGAGTGTAGATTTCCATTCAGCTCGCCATTTCTTGAAATTTGTATATGCTGTGATGTCTGTTACGTCAACTGGCTCTGTAATGGAATCACACTCTGCATAGTTTCCGTTTTCCTTAGAGATACGTCCACTTGACTTATCACGACGAATATACGTTACAAGACCGCAATACAGACGAAGATAATTTGTACCATGTTCGTCTGTTTCGCTATATTCTATTTCGTCGTCGCCATGCCACAAACAGTCGAAAAGGTCTTCACCGTAGTTAGCTACAGCAGCCTTAAACGCTATTTCTGACATTGGGTATGAGTAAGTAACGTTGTCAGGATCGTCTGAAGTTACAGGAGTTTCGATGTAATTGTCCTTGTTGTCCCTATACTGGTTTACAGAAAGGAATCCGGTCAATACACGTTCTTCCATGTAACCAAGAGTGCTTGGTTTCACTGCACCTACTACCTTACGCTGTGTAGTATGACCCTTACGGTTCATTACGTTCTGCACATCCTTAAAACGAAGTCCTGTGCTGACTTTGATTTTCATTCGTGTAAACACGTCAGGGCGGTAATGTGCTGCACCCATGATAATCTGTGGCTGGTACTTAACGCAAATCTGCTGAAGTGCTTCCAAGCCGATAAAAGTAGGATTTTCAGTTGCCATATTGTTTTGTGTTTGTGTTTTCTAAACTTATAAAACCATAAAAATTTCAGATAACAGGTAAAAATTATTTACCTATTCTGCTCTTCAGTTTAGCGTCATATTCCTTGAAAATTCTCATGTTTTCAGCAGGAGTAAGCGCATCATTCCACTTCGGTGCCGCCTCCAGATGCGGAGTTTTAGGCTGCATACCGTTAGTCTTAGGAGCTTCACCCTGTCCCTGACCTTTGCCCGGTCCTGCCTCGTATGCGGCTACCTTAGCATTAAGGTCTTCAACTGCCTGACGGCTTTCTTCAAGTTCGCCGTTCACGGTGTTAAGCTGTTCTTTCAGAGAAGCATTCTCGGTTTCCGCTGTTGCAAGAGAAGCCTTTGTTCCTTCAAGTTCCTGTTTCAATGCTGAAACGTCGTCACCCGGAACCGCGCCTTCAAGCTGTTTCTGCAATTCGTCCACCTGCTGTTTCAATCCGTCGCGTTCTGCTGTAACTGTTTCAGCAAGTTTCTGAGCATCAGAAAGCTGGGCTTGCAGTTCCATTACCTGTTTGGCGAGCTCCATTTCACGTCCGGCTACCGTAGGAATTTTTGCTTCCAAAGCATCTGCTTCGTGAGCCTGGAGATAAACACCGCCATCCTTGTCGCATTCAAGAGCAACTGGGTTGCCTATGAACGCAGAGATTTGAATGTACTGTTTGCTCATAATGTTTTTTTGATTGTTATTTGATTGCCTATCTCCGGCGGTCGCCGAAGCATTGTTGTTTCTCGAATACCATTCGTTGTAAATCATCTGTGCGAGTTCGTCCATTGTGCTTTGACCGTCCACGAGCGAGCCTACCACATCGCGCATCTTGTACATGGCTCCCTTCATCTGTTCGTCGAGGATTGACGGGCGGTCTGCTTTCAGGTCTGCAAGAAGTTCATCCAGAAACTCTTCCGTTTCCTTTGCCACTGTCTCCATGTCGCCGTTTGCCGCGTCACGATACCATTTGTTTTTTTCTGGACTCTTTGTACAGTAATACTCGTGATAATCCTCGTCGGTGATGCTGTTCTTCGCGCCGTCCTTCATGGTGAAGAATGCGGAATACATACCTATGGAACCTATCTCGTCGTCAGGATTCATGAAATACACGCCGTCGCACATAGCGGAAAGGAATGCACCGCCACTGGCAATGTCGCCGTCGCAGAACATATAAACTTTCTGACCTTTGCTGTGGGCATAGTCGATAGCCATGCGGAAATCGCGGAGAGTGGAAGCCGCGCCTCCCGGAGTACGGCAGTAGATTATCTGACCGATACACTTGTTAACATCGGCAGCCTCCATGATGATGTCGCGCAGTTCAAGACTGCCATACGAACACTCGCCACCTCCGCGAGTCATAGCGGAAGTCAGACGCACTACATTCACTATGCAGTCGTCATCATCGAGGTCACGATAACGGTTGATATAATCGGCATCCCCCATCCAGATTTTCCCCGAATTGAAGGAATCCACCGCTGACCCTGAACGAAACCTGATTATACCCTGAACGGAACCGTCCTTCGATTGTGACGCAAACGACGCGCCTGTAGGATCGGAAAGAACACGGTTGCGGGCTCCGGTGAAAAATGCCGGCTCCAGCAGGAAATACTTTTCTCTGAGTAATTCAATCAATGTTCCTTTCATAAAATCTTTACTATTTTTCTACAAAGAAAAGCACCGCAGCCACTCACTTTGTGACATAAAAAAAGCCACCTGTCTTCACAGACAAGCGGCTCTCAACTAATAATATAGGGTTTATGTGATTAAATAACCAACTGCATTCCGTTCGTGTTGGTTATCTCGAACTGGATTGTTTTTATATCGCTCGTATCATCTACCGAACAGAGATAGGCAAACGGACTGCACCATACGAACACTCTTCGTCCGTCGCTACGGTACATAAGAAGATGATGCGGTTTTTTCTCAATTTCCGGTATTTTTTCTTCCACTTCCTGAGAATAATCGGAAATTTCCACCTTCACGGACACTTTTTTCTGAAATCCCGCACGGGTTTTCTCCGAAGTCACCTTCACTTCGGCAGAATCGTCCATTTCCATAGTGAATGTGGGTTCGCCGTACAAGGCAGGAACCGAAAGAGCAAAACAGATGTTTTTCCGGAGTTCGGCATCGGCTACAGAAAAATCGGAAATTTCCACAGTGGGCGCACCGACCTGGAAAGGGGTAGCAAGAGAGACCGAACTTTCGGGTATCAGGTAAATCTCTACAATGTCGTTAAACTGTTCGCAACTCATAATATAATAATGTATGTTTTAATCTTAAATATTTTAACAAATGGCTCAAAAATGTGGCGAAAATATAGAGTGACAAGGGTGTGACAAAATTTGGCAAAAATAACACTCGTTTTAACTATAATTTAACGTAAATAAATATGCATTCACTGTTGTGTTAATTTTGTGAAGTTATTGTATTCCGTGTTCCACATAGTCGTCTTCCGTGAACGAAGGAGTACCCATCTTGCGGTAATAATTCCGCTTCAGGTTTTTCTTCATTCCGTTTCCCGTCAGGTTAGGTATGTCGTATCTCTCCATGAAACGCTCTATTCCCTCCATCACTGTGCGGTCCGCTCCATGCGCCAGAGCGAAATCCTTTTCCTTCTCCATATAGATAAAGAAGTCACGCCAGAACATTCCGCTCAGTTCCTTGCGTATGGCGTGAATACTGGACTGATACAGCGTCCACGAAGAAGAAGGCGCTTTCCTGTATTCGCCTATCTCCACCTCGCGCGGCAAAGATATGGAAATATATTCTCCCCTCTCCTTAAATTTGCGTTCGGAATCTATGATGCGCATAACGTCCTCGTCAGTAGGATAAGCCCCGCCGTTCATTTCCATTATTCCGCGGAACTGATTCTCGGAGAAACAGTCCGTTCCGTAAATCTCACCGTCCGGGTTGTCGCGAAGAGCTCCGGCGATAAGGAAATGCACCGTACTGTTTTCAGCAAAAGACACATCCCCACCTATGGGGATGCGCACACCCGGCTTACGGTTTCTTATGTATGCCCCAACATAATCAGGTACTCTTAAAAAAACTCGTGCCATGTAATAATAAATCTGTTTTATCAAATATTTATCTCACTGTCAATCTCCACAAGAATGTCCGGCTGATATTTGTATTCGTTTACGATATTAGCCAAATCCTCTTCCGTTTCCAGTTCCTTAGACAACCAGCCTTTTTCCGTCAGCATATTAAGTTCAAAGCCTTCATTATCCTTGGTTATGAATACATAAGTCAATCCCTTGTTGATAAGTTTCTGTAATTGATTTTCGTTCAACATTGTTTCTCAATTTAAAAAAGTTTTACATTAATTAGCTTGTCGGAAAGCGTCCCTGAAGGTGATACCATAACGGTTGCACACGTCAAAGAAATAACCAAGATTGAAACGTTTCATAGTCGTCATTACATTAGTGAACTTCCTGTCGGTCTGCTGATACTTGTAGCCTGAATTCTGTCGGCTCACCCTGTGATAAAATCCCCTGCCCTGCTCTCCAAGACTTGCCAGCGAAGCGCCTATTGATACCCAGTTGGCATAGCCCTCCGTAATGTCTATATGTCTTTCCTCAATAAGCTTTACGCACAGCTCCACCTTCTGCTCGTCGGTAAATCCCGTTTCCGGTCTTCTCTCCACACTCACAGCCGGGCGATAAGCCGGTCGGTTCTGCCATTCGTTCTCCGATTCCAGTCCGTCGTAAAGTTCCGCGTCCTCATTCATATAGTAATCATCGTCGGAAGAAATGAATCTCGTCCGGGTAACGTCACCACAAGCCTTGTCGATATTGATACCCATCTGCAGGAACTCATGCTTCAGGCTACAGTAATGCTGACGGTGCAGCCCTTTATGGAGCAACGGGATAATGGCGAAATAGCCATTACCGCTTACGGACTTGCCGGCGTAAAACACGTATGGAAGCTGCGTGAGTTTCGGCATCACATCCTTAGCCATATCAAGATGCGGATTGTCCTGTGCGTCTATGTCGATACATATCAGT